GGTCTGCCCGTCCTGCCGGCATTGCGCGTTGCGCTCTGCCGCGTTCTCGGCGTCGATCCGTTTGAGATATTCCGCGGCGCTCTCCTCGTTCTGAACGTCGGCCGCGGTGTGCCCAGGTGGCAAGGCGTCCTGCGCGGCAACAACCGCGCAAACGGCGATAGCGGCCGCAACCGCAACCGCGATGATAAGTCGCTGTTTCTTGTGCATTTTCGTCTCCGGAGCTCTACCCGTGTTTGTTGCTGCCGTGGCTCCGCCGGCGCGCGCATTGGGTTCATTTTGTTTCGCCTAACGCAACACACTTTTAGGATTTATTTCGTTAATTGGTTAATGCGATTAACCATAACTGGATTCGATCCGGCGCCGCGTGATATGGCTCGTCGGTGCCAAGCGAATCACAACCGCAACACAACCTAATGGAGGGCGCCGCGCATGATCCGGCGTTCGCTCGTCGGGTCGGTGTGCCTCAGTCGGTCGCGCGTGATTTCGTGAGGGCCGATCTGGCGGCTGGCAAGTTCGCGCATGCGGGCTCTGCCGGTCGGCGTCGGACGGCGTTCGAGCAACCGCGGACCTAATCCGCAAAAGGAGACGGCAATGGCTAAGGATGCAATGGCGGGCGGCAAAGGAATGTCTCCGCGGAAGGCAATGGCAATGGGTGAGGCATCAACCGGGGGCGGGAGCTTCGGCTGCGAATCCTTTGACTCGATGCAAAACAGTATCGGGATGCATCCGGACGCAAAGGCGCGCACGGGTCAAAAGGGTCATATGGCGGACGGCGAACGGGCCGCGGGCCCAGGTATCCATCACACGGCGGGGCATCATCCGGCGCAGGCGGCGCCCAATCACGGGCCGCATCATGTAGACGGTTACGGCAACCATCACGGCCGCCGTTAGGCTGTGGTCGCGCGGACTAAGGGCGGAGGGGTCAAGGCCTCCGCCCGTCATGCTGCCCGAGCTGCCGGCCACACGTTACCCGGGACTGACAAGTTCCCCATCGTGACGCGCGGCGACGTGGCAAACGCCAAACATCGGATCGGCTCAACCACTGAGCCCAGGTCAAAGGTCGTGGCATATATCAACCGGCGGGCTCGGGCTCTCGGTGTCAGTCCAGTAGGCGGGGCTCCTCCGCATCATTTCGCGCACGGTCGGCCGCGGACTGATTGAAGCGGGCGGACCCTGCCGGCGTCGATCATCAAAGCGTAGCGGGCCCAGGTGGCGCGCACGGGGGCAAATATGGGCAAGTCCACAAAAGCGAAACCAAAGCGGCAACCGCGGCGGATACGTGAAAGAATAGCGGCAAGTCTCAAGCCTCTGACAAGTGCCTCAAAGGATGCACAAGGCCTAAACGTGAGGCAGGCGCTATTCGCCGCGATATACGCTGAGACGGGAAACGGACGGCAAAGCGCAATCCGGGCGGGATACTCGCCTAATGGCGCGGAAGTCCAAGCCCATCATCTATTAAGGAACGCTAACGTAAGGGCCGCAATAGACCGGAAAAAGGCCGCGCAGGTCGCCGTCGTGGATGTGTCGGCTGAGCGGGTCGCGCGTGAGCTGGCTCTCCTCGGGTTCGCAAACGCTCAGGATTTTATCGGGGCGGACGGCAAACCAGTCCGGAACTTCAAGGGGCTGAGCCGTGATCAAATGGCGGCCATTGCCGGCGCTGAGTTCGATACTCGCGGGCGGCTGCGGTTCAAGCTGGCGGACAAACGACAGGCGCTCGTCGATCTTGGAAAACACCTTGGTATGTTCACTGAGCGGCAAGAGCTCGCCGTCCGTGGCTCGGTGCGGTTCCTGATTGATGGTCTGGACCTGACCGGAAGCAATGAGCCATTAACCATAAATGCGCCCGTCGCGCCGTCTGATAATTCCTAATTATGGGAAATTTCCGGAAGTCCTCGATAAGTCTCCGGAGCTGGCCCAGGTGTCGGGGCAGTATAGGCGCCACAATGGGCAGTCCTCGGGCTCTGCCGGCGCGCCGTGAATGTTTGGCGATTACTCAAAGCAAGAGAAGGAATTAAGGCAATGAACGGGCCCATCGCTAAGGCGACTCCAACGTGTGCGACGTGCCGGCATAAAGTGTTCCGGGATGCCAAGCATGTGATCTGTTACGGGGCTCCTCCTACGCCCGTTCCCATTGGCGGGGGCAAGAACATTGCCGGCCAAGACGTGATCCAGTTCGAAATGATCCGGCCTCAACCACGCGCAAGTGAGCGAGCCTGCGCGGTGTATCAGGAGCAAGACGCCCTGGCCTTTGCGCCCGCGGCTGAGCCCGAGCCCGAGCCTGAACGCCCGAGCTTTGCCGGTGTTGATCTGTCCGGGTTCTCACGTAGGAATTGACGCGCGCGCGGCCGGGAGGGGGTAAATCTGCGACGACGCAAGGCGGCGGGTCCTCCCCCACATCGTCGTCCCTGCCAAAATTTCAAAACGCATTTTTCCGAAAATCATTTTGGAGATTTTGATGGCTAATGTGAGCAAGGCGGTAATTGGGGTTTCGTCGTCTGCGGCTGCGGGGATTGTTGCGGTTGCGATTTCGGTTGCGGTTGTTGGGGCATCGGGGGTTGGATTACCTGGTGTTCCGGGTGCGTCGTTGGCTGCGTTTGTTCGTGGGGTTATTGGGACGGGGGTGGTTACGCCTGGGCTCCCTGGGGTATTTGCGAGTGTGGGTGGGGCTTCTGCGGGAGGGGTAGCGGGGGCGCCGGTTTCGGGTGTTGCGGGGGTGGTTGACGGGGCTGTGTCGACGGGGGTGGTTGGGATTGTTGCTGCCCTTGGGTCTGCGAGGGAATGTTCAACGTGCCAGTTTTATTTTCCGATCGCGGACGTGGTTGGGTTTGGGATTTGCCGGCGGTATCCTCCGATTGGTCCTCTTGGTCCCGAGGTCAAGTTTGATTGGTGGTGCGGGGATTATCGGTTGGTGCCGATTTGATGGAGACGCCTGAGGTTTTGATGCGGTTTGCGGGGCCGATGTTTGGGATACCGGTTGCGCCGTGGCATCGGTGGTTTGCGTGGTATCCGGTGCGGACCATTGACGGACGGTTTGCGTGGCTGCGGTGGATCTGGCGGGCGCGCTATCAGTCGAAGGCGTATTTGGACGGGCCGACGATTGAGTGGTTTGTGACGGCGCGGGTGGATGGGTATGGCGACTGAGGGGGAGGCGGCCTGGGTCGAATGTCCGGATGATTGCGGGGATTATGTCTGCACGATCCACGGCGGGCATGTTTTCGATTGCGAGTGTCCGGAGATTATCGTTTGGGCGGAGTGGGGGATTTATCCCTATGATGAGGGCAGCGCGGCGCGGGCTCTCCCGCGGTTGAGGCCGATGGGCTGAGTGGATATTAACTATTCCTACCGGGACGTTCCTACGCTGCGGGCTTTCGCGCAGTCGAACGCCTTTATCCGTGGGGTGGTGGGGCCGGTCGGTGGCGGCAAGTCGTCGGCTTGCGTGGTTGAGGTTCCGCGGCGTGGGCTCGCGCAGAGGCCGGGGCGGGACGGGATCAAGCGGACGCGATTTGCGGTTGTGCGCGGGACGTATCCGGAGCTCCGGGATACGACGATCCGGACGTTTTTCCAGTGGTTGCCCCCGGAGTATTTTGGGCGGTGGCATGCCGGCGAGCACAAGTATCTGATCAAGGCGTTTCCGGGGAGCGAGATTGAGGTCCTGTTCCGCGCGCTGGATCGGCCGGAGGACGTCAAAAAGCTGCTGTCGATGGATCTTACCGGCGCCTGGGTGAATGAGGCGCGGGAGATACCCTGGGCGATCATGGATGCGCTGCAGGGTCGTATTGGGCGGTATCCGTCTGCGGCCGATGGCGGGCCTTCGTGGTTTGGGCTGTGGGCTGACACCAATCCGCCGGACAGCGATAGCCGCTGGTTTCGCTTCTTCGAAGAAGGCGACTGGCTGGAAGGCTTCAAGGCGTTGGTGCGGGAGGGGGTGTTACCGCATGGCTCTCAGCCCGAGGATTTTGCCGCGATATTCAAGCAACCGTCCGGACTGTCGCCCGAGGCGGAGAATATCCCGAATTTGCCGCATGGGTATTATGCGCGGCTGTGCATCGGCAAGTCGAAGGAATGGGTGAAGGTTTATGTGAAGGGCGATTACGGCTTTGTCTCCGACGATCGGGCCGTGTTCCCGGAATATATCGACGATGTGCATTGCCGGAGCGATGTTGAGCCGGTTGAGGGCGTCACGATCCTTCGGGGATGGGACTTCGGGCTGACGCCGGTTTGCATTTTCATTCAGGTTCTCCCGGACGGGCGCGTTCTGATTTTCGATGAAATGGTCTCCGACAACATGGGGATTGATCGGTTCTCCGATGAAGTGCTCGAGCATTGTTCGCGGTCGTTTCGGGGCCAGGTGAGTTTCGAAGATTACGGGGATCCGGCGGGGCGGACGCGCGCGCAGACGGATGAAAAGACGTGTTTCGAGATTATGCAGGCGAAGGAGATCGCGATTGAGCCCGGACTGCAGACGCTCCGGATACGGCTGGAAAGCGTGAGAAAGCCGCTCATGCAGCTCAGGGGCGGGAAGCCGCAACTCGTGTTGCACAAGCGCTGCCGGACGGTGCGGAAGGCGTTTATGGGCGGCTACCATTATCGCCGGCTAATGACGCGCGCCGAGCGGTACACGTCCGAGCCGGAGAAAAATCATCCTTATTCGGACGTCATGGACGCGGTCGAATATGTTTTCACGATCCTATTCGGTGGCGGGTTGACGGATAATCAGAACGCTGATGATGATGAGTTTGCGCGCCGCGCGGCCGGCGATCGGATGGGTCCTGGTCGCGGGCGGTCTTTGGTGACGGGGTACTGATGCGGCGGCTGATCTGGCGTTGGGTCCTGCGGCCGCTGATCGCGGTCAACTACTGGCTGCGGCTGAAAGAACTTTGTTCCGATCGCATGTTTTGGGCCGATGCGGTCGCGGTAAGGTGGGGATATTATTACAATCCCCCGTGGCTGGCGCGGCGGTTGCTGGCAGAACACGGGCCGCGGTCGAACTGGCGGGGAGATTGAAATGGGCGGATTCCGGGTAGGTATTCCGATCGCGGCGGCCATGATTGCGGCGCTCTCCATGTCGATCGCGGCGGATCCGATCAACTTGTCAGTTGATCCGGCCGAGCCGTCACCACGCGGGAGCCGTCGGGAGCGCGAACGGCGTTCGAGTGAACCAAAGGCGCACAGCCACGCGGGCGAGATTGCTCGGAAGGCGAAGGCGAAAGCTCGCCGGGAAGCCAAACGCTGTTAATTTTTTCAACCGCAAATGAGGCCGTGATTATTTCATGGACACGGCTTTGATCCGGGTCCATTGATCGGGTTCCATCAACCTTCGGAGCTAAAACCCGATGCGGATTGACCTGATTACGGACATTAAAGCCCTCTCCGACAAGGCCGCCAAGGCTGGCGATTCAGGCGATGCGATGCGGTTCTCGCAAGCCGCGAACAACATCGCCAACGCAATGTCGAATGTCTGCACCATGCCGACAGAAGATCCCCCGAACCCGACCTGGGTCGTCCCTCCCGGCTCGGTGCCAAAGCCATGAAAAAGAAACCGAAACTGCCGGCGTCGGGAAACCAGTTTGACGACGCTCCCACGGTGCGGGAGTACGACGACCGCCGGATACTCTCGCAAATCTGCGATTGGTGGGACAAAGACGAGCGCGTGTCGCTTGTCGCTTTCGCTCTGCGCGATGATCACGAGGGCGGAGCGACCGCTAAAACCATGATCACGACCTCGCCGCATCATGGTCTCGAAATTCTCTACCAGGTGGCCAAGCACATCACATGCAACTGCGGCCATCCCGACTGCCACATCACGAAAACTGCGGCCGCGGTGGTCGCGACGATTGAGCTGCAGATGGTGTCGGCGCGTGGCGAGAAGGTAGCACTTCACTGAGCGCCCCTGGCCGCTTCCTG